AAGACTTTTTAACGTGGGCAGCGACACTTTCATTGTCATTTCTAATAGAGCATATTCCGAAAATTCTTTGCTCGTTTAAGAATATCCCCTTTTTAAGTGTACCGTAACCGTCAATATCTATGTTTGCAACAGGTACACCTAAATTGTTAGGGAAGCAAACATGGTCACCAACCTTTGCATATTTTGCATTCGGCCCACAAAGAATAACTTCTCCAATACGCCATGCGCGTGTATCAGCGTTAATAGGAACAACAATACCATTTCTTACAATAGATGAACCGTCCTCTGTTTCATCAACGAACTTTACTAGCATAACATCATCTAAAACAGCTTTTAAATTATAACCAATAAAAGTTGAATTAAATGTATTTTTTGGAAGTTCAGCTAGATCAATTAAACTTTTTTGTGTAGGTAGAGCATCAATATTTGCAGGCATAAAAGAATTTAATCAATTCTCTTTAGTATTCAACATATTAACATAATCTCTTATTTCACGCTTAGATAGCTCTTTATTACGAGATATTAAAGATATTATCTCTTCATTCTCTATATTTTTTTGTTCTTTGTTCTTTTTAAAATAAGTTATCTTTTTATAGGGTACACGAGGAAATATACTGCAAAATAAATTAAACAGCTCTTTCTTAGTATCAAATATACCTAGATACTTGTTTATAATATTTGAGGTTTTTGCAATGTCTGCAGAATACATACTTAGCCAACGATTGACCAAGTAAGGTTGAAACTCTGATTCTTCTTCTACTGTATTAAGACAATTCTTATTTTTACTAAAAATAATGTTAGATATAATCTCAAATATTGTCATTAACAAATAACTTTTGTTGTAGCAATAAAAATATCATCATTAAGTTTGTAAAACAATTCCACAACATCTTTCATAAACTGTACGGATTGTTCGTTTGTTAGATTTGTTGAATATGCAAACGCCGGGGCCTTCTTACCTGCAGTAATATTAATTCCAGTATGACCAAGCGCTACATTATTCTTTGTATATGTAATACTAACGCTGCATTTGCCCTTAGGTTGAACAACACCTCCTTGATCATGCTCTTTATGAACAATAAGATCATCACCTTTCATTTCTATTGGAGCGTTAATATATTTTGTACTAAGAATACTTGCGATTTGTGTATTAAAAAGCCTCTGCCACGCTACCGCTCCAAACGCATCAAGATATGGAATCTCCCATAAGAAGTTTATAGCATCATCACTATAAATAAAATCATTTGAAAGAAGATCTTCGCTGTCTATCATACCTGCCGCCTCAACTTTCATCGGAGAGCGAAACGCTATAATATTTCCAATAGGTAGGGTTTTGTCTCTAAAAAATTTATATGCAAATCTTGAATGTAAGAGCTTTCCATCATAGAGCGAAACGTTATTAAGAATCATAGTTAAATTATATTATAACCTATAATATGTTCAAGTGCTACTGACAAGCTTTCTTAGCTTAGTAAGAGCTTCTTCGCTTTTGCCCAAAGAAGGAGGCATGCCTACAATATTAAAAGATTCAAAAAAGCTTATATTTGGAATATATCTTTGAACATTATTTTGAATACTTCTTTCATTAACAGCACCTTCTAGCTTGTAAGCGTCTAAAAACTCTACAAACGACTCATCAAACATGTTAGTAAGAAAGTAATCTATGTCGCATAGAAAGCAGGTAAAATCCATAGCATAATTATTGGCTTTAACAATATCTTTTGTATGTGTTTTGTTTAAAAAAATATTTTTTGTCAATTGAATTTTTTCTACGCTTGAAATACCTTTGTGCACAGAATATGCATCTTGTTGTACCCCGTTATTAATCCTATGCAACAAATTAACATGTTTTACTTCACTGTTGTTTTTGTAAAAATCTAACACTAATTTAAAATCTTCAAAATTGTTATGTGTAAAAAACTCATCGTCCTGAAGCCACAAAAAGTCTGTTATACCTTTTTCCTTTAAGAAAGACAAATGCCTTAGAAAAGTGCTACCAAAGCTCATTTCTTGATAAACTAAAAACTCACATTTAGGAAGTTTATGCTTTATTTTTTTTGCAAGCGATTCACAGTGGTTTTTTTCCATGTTATGAAAACTAAATGTTTGTAAGTCTAATAAATTTAAAGTCTTTAACTTACCTTCGTTGTGAAGCATTGCATCGATTAAAAAGTCTCTATTTCTGCCATCGCTACCTGGTGACCACTTGAATGTACCTTTGTATGTTTGTGTAAAATTAGCTATTTGTTTCATTCTTAAATCTCAAAGGGTAATCTGTACAAATACCGTAACATGGTGCGCTTACAGCTATATTTGTTACGATTACGGAGGCGGGTGTGACGTTTTTACCTGGATAAGTCCATATATAATTTTCAGACGTTAACGTAAAATCATCTTCTTGATGCCAAAAACAATGTATCTTATCTTCAATCATCTGTTTAAGCGCATCTAGATTTTTAGCATGGCACCAAAGGTTTTTATTTAACAAAAAATCTTTATTAATATATGCTTTAGGAGAATCGTGACCTAGGTAATAGTTTTTATCCTTATACCATATATCTATCTCAACGTCAAACCCCATTGAGAGTGCAATTTTTATTGACTCTATGGTATTTTCTTTTGCAGAGTCAGGGCCGTTTAAATTACCTCTATGTGAGATTATTTTCATTATGATTTTCTAGAAAATAATTTAAATCTTCAGGTGTTCCGATGCCCCACATCTTATTATTTTCAATTTTAAAAATTTTAATTTTTTTACCGTCTTGAATAGCTTGATTAAAAACTGGACATACATAGAATTCATTATTAACTCTAATATTATTTTCTATCATTCGCTCTGCATATTTTACATAATCCGATCCACGTTTCCAAAAATATATACCTACCGTGGCGTTATTACTAATAGGCTTTTTTTCTGCTACTTCACTTACAAGTCCATCCTCACCGAGTTTTGCGTAGCTCCACTTAGGGTGTGTAGATTCAAATACTAATATACCACCGTCTATCTGATCGGCCATCATTGACCACATAAATTCGCTACTATCCCAATCAATATATTGATCGGAATTGGCTAGCAGTAAAGGGGTATCGTTGTTAATAAGGTCCTTTGCTAGTAGTGTTGTACAAGCTGCGCCTTCTGTCAACCCATCTGTAATTACAATCTCGCTTTTAGGAGATATTAAATTAAGCGTATCTTTTAAGCTATATTTTTCAAAATGCGCTTTTTGTGTAATAAAAATGAATTTACCCTCAACATTTAAACTATCTACTACCACCTGTATCATCGGCTTACCTCTTACTTCAATTAATGGCTTTGGAAACGTATAGCCGGCTTTTTCAAATCTCGTACCAGCTCCTGCCATAGGGATAAGGACATTTAATTCACCGCCAATCCATTTATTTTTTTGTCTATTATTATTTGCCATATTAATTGTTTCTTTTATTCTCTCGTAAGTGACATCATTAGTACATAGTACGGGGCACAGATGACCTCCAGAATTTTGTGCTGCTTTCTTGCCTATATTTGAATCTTCTACTATTAAGCATTCTTTAGGATCAACACCAGCATTAATCATACTTTTAAGAAATATTTCAGAATTTGGCTTAGGATTTTTAATATCTTCATTTGAGAGAAAAAAGTCAAAATATTCTATAAATCCTTTTTTACATAAAACGCTTTCAACGGTATCGCGTATTGAATTTGAAGCAACACTCATTGTATACCCTTCATTTTTAAGTTTTTTTAATATATCTATTATACGATAATCTTTAGATATTTGAGTTAAAATATACTCTTTAGTATATTCTTGCTTTTTATGCCAAATAATATCGTATAAATTTTCTGGTAACTTCTTTTTTTCAGTAAGCAGTTTGAGCTTTTTATTGGTAGGTAAACCATCGTACATCGCTAAATGTTCTTCTTTTGTAATAATGTACTCTGGACTAAATGATTCGAGAGCCTTGTTGAGAGCAACAAAATGCATTTCTCTTGCATCAACTAAAACACCGTCCAAATCAAAAACAATATGTTTTATCACAATTAAATTATGGCTACTTTTTTCAATTATCAATACTAGATCTTAAAAACTTTATTTTCAAGTCATCTAAATAATTTAGCTCGTTTTTATTATATAAATTCAAGAAATTATTAAATTTATATTCTTCAGGGCAGCACCCTACAACTTGTTTAGACAGTTGTTTTATTCTATCAAACATTTTGAATGCTTCTAAAAATTTTAAATCAGCTATAAACAGGTGATCTGTAAAAGCAGGAAAAGTACCTTGTTGGGAAGTTAGGAAAAAATTGTTTTTTGGTAATTTGCTTAAATTAGGAAACTCTATAATTTTATTGTCATACCTGGATACAACAATAAAATCATAATTACTTTTAAACGGCTCTAATAACGTAATTGTCTTTTGCATTGAATATAAATGCGACATTAAGCAAAAAGTATTATTGCGAGAAAAACTATGCTTACCATTAACAATCTTTTGAAGCTCAATATCAGGATAAAAATTAATTTGATTTTCGTATTTTAAAATTTTAGGTGAATAAAGATCTTTTATTATTTCAATAGCATTTACATTCTGTGAGGGTGATGCCGCTGTACACCAGTCTGATTTTGTAAAATGCTGCCTGTCTGCATCATGCCAAAAGTGTGTAAAAACATCTACATCTGCTTGTGAATAAATTTTTTTTTTGTGCGAATTAAATGAGTTTTTATTTTCTAAGAACCTCGGTTGACCGAAAAAACATAAAGCTATTTTCATTAATCTTCTTTCTGTTTTAAAAGTCTCATAATAGATTTAGAGTTCATTTTATATTTCCATGTAGGTCTACAGCGTGCTGACCATTCACAGTCTTCACCTTGGCCCCAGCATAGTTTTTCATTGAACTTGTTATTTTTTAAATAACCACTCTTACCTATTATTACTGTGCCATTAATATACATATCATTGTTAACATAGTTTGTATCATCATAAAGAAGTCTATTGGCAGGAAGACGTTTACCGTTATGCTCTATTCTGTAGGGTGCTGTACCACACCACCATAACAACCAATCTCTCCACCTTATATTATCTTTATTTCTTATTTGACACATTGACACATCCCAATCTGTTTCAAATTCTTGATAGCCTTTATACCAGTAGTTATCAAACGAAACGTAATCGTGTACAATTACTGTATTGTCAAATTTAGCAGCTTCTATAATAATATTTTTTTTCTTGGTTATCCAAGCACGTTTTTTTGTTTCATCGAAATTAATAATTCTTATTTCCTTTAAATTTAAATCACCGCAATTATTTCCTCCCACAATAATGATCTCATATTTTTCTTTAGGAATATTAAGCTCGTGTATCGATTTAATTATATCTTTAACCAAGTTACTCTCTTCTGTTATTTCACCGTTTGTAACAGTAAGATTATTGGTTATAATTCCAAATGTCCAATTATCGTTTGAAATACTCATGGTTAAAAAACCTATCTGATAGCTTTGAATAATCGTGACCAAAGACATTAATTGTATTAAATGCGGGGTGTACACCAAAACCGTTATTAATAAAAACAAAATTTAAATCGTTTTGACGTCTATAAAGACTAATAGGCACTTCATCAAACTCGTCTTTTATGAGCGATTTATCTTCAACAATTGTTTTCCACAAGCTAGTTTTTATACCAAATACATTATTACAAAAATAAGGCCTTTTTAAACTAGCTAAATAAAAATTAGACTGGTTTAAGAGTTTATCAAAATTATTAAGAGTATAATCTAAAATAAAAGTTGCTGCTGTAGCAGAAAATCTTACTGGATGTACACCGGTATAATGATGGTTAATTTTATTAACTTCATTATAGAAATTTTCACAATTCCATTGACTTGCTTTAATTGTATGCTGGGCTAGATTACTATAATCAGCACCCCAAATACTAGGAAGAGATGTATTGAGATATATCTTATAAAGATGCTCTTTTTCGTTTTGTGAGAGAAATTGCTCTGTAAAAAGATCAACGGTAGGAATTCCTGTAGTAAGTATAGGTGCTAAAAGTAAATTGTTTGGATCTTCTAAGACCGGTAAGTTTTCTATAAAATACTGCCACAACTGGTAGGGAAGAAAAACATCTTCGTCTAATTTTATAGAAAAATCAAATTTATTGTTTATAGCAGTACGAATTTTATCCAGATAATTACCATCTTTAATAAGATAAACATCTGTCTCAAAGCCATTGTTTTTAAGATATTCCCTATCTTTTTTCCAGTCCCGGTTTAAAGAAGAAACTAATAACTGTATTGTAATATCTTTTTTTAAAGATGCATCTATTTTTATAATTTCATTGTAGAAAGCATCTGCATAGCTAGGTCTATTGTGTGGAATAATATTAATTGATATTTTCATAATTTTGTTTTGGATATCTGCTTAAGTGACGTCTATATACATCAATACCACTGTTATGCATAGATGCATATTTACCTTTTGCATCACTACAAATCCAGAATTCGCATTTATGCCTCTCACTTAATACTACAGGCAATTCGCTTGGAAAAGGTAAATTTTTAATATGTGATGTTTTAGACCACCATATATTTCCAGAGAAGTGTTTAACAGGCTCATCTGATAAATCTACACCAACCGCATTGTTAGCTTCTAATAACTTTATGGCAGTTTTAAAGTTAATTATGTTAAAATAAAACATATAATCTCTCCATTCATCAAGACAAATGTTATCAGGAGACCCAGCGCCCTTAGTATGTAGATATAATACGTTTGCGTCTTTTAAATTTGAATATTGTTTAAGTAAATTTAATGTAGTAAATTCAAAAAGATGCAAGGGGCTGCGGTCAGGTATTACTTTTATTTTTTCATCTTGAGGTAAATTTAAAGGTCCGTCACCTGCTATGTTAATGTAAATTCTATCTAAAAAATTAAAGAGCCCGCCAGATTTTAAATTATCAAATATCAAATTAACTATAGATTGATATCTACCAACGGTTGCTGCGTGAAGAAAGCATACTGTCTTCATTCTATTGCTTCTGTAACCTTATCGTTGTAGATGTACGTGCGCATGAATTTATCTATGTGATAGCTTGTTTTTGCTTCTTGATTAATTTGTGAGGCCCAGGCCCAATCTTCACCATACATTAAATCAGGAAAATGATATTTTTGTGCTAGCTTTCTTTTCCAAAAACAGCAGTGCCAGGGTGGGCGCTTTGCATTAGGTATCTGTACTGAATCGTTTTTTGGATATCCGAGCTCAAATGTTAGCTCGTATCTAGGGGAATCATTTATAAAAACATACTCCTTAAATGTAATTACATCTACATCAGGTGCTTTATTAATTGCTTTAATTGCCTCGTCAATATAGAAATCATGCACAACATCATCATCATCCATAAAAGCAACAAAATTGCCGCGCGCAATGTACAATAACGACTCGCGCTTAAATCCAATAGACCTACGTTTATTATCTAGAAAAACAAGAAGCTCTACATCACTAGGTGCTTCTAATTTATTTACCTGCTCTTCTAAGCTGTTAAAAAGCTTAAGCATCTTATTATTAACCCGGTTAGGTGTAGATGGAATTAATATTGATAGTTTTGGTGTTGGTGAATGTTTGCTCATATTATTTTCTTAAAAAAATTATGTCTCCTTCATATTTATGAATGTTAATGTCCCCACCATAATTGAATGGTCGCTTATAATTGTCCATAATGAAGCCTTTGTTTTCAAGATAATCTTTTAGTTCGTTAATAATAGGTTGATCCTTATAATAAGCAATCTTACAAGCCTCAGTGTGTATGGCTTTTGTAGTGTCGAGTAAATTGCCCAGCCCCTCTAAAGCTTTTATCTCGAAACCTTGCAAATCCATCCAGATTAAATCTATTGAATCTATTTTTTCATTTTCACAAAACGTATCTAACCTAACGCAAGGTACAGATGTTTTTTCGCTATTACTACCTGCGGGACCACCAGTAGGCTCAAGAGCAGAGCTTGCGCCTATATTGTCCGGTGTTATAAAAAATTCAATAGTATCGTTTTTATCGCCTACAGCGCTACATATACATTTTGCATTAGTATATCTCTTTAAATTATCTTGTACCATTTTTGCAGCGCTATCACGAGCCTCAAAAGAATATACTTTACAGTTAGGCATTAACTGTGCTACAAAAGAGCTCTCAATACCATTTAATGATCCTAAGTCAAAAAATGTTTTTGTAGATTTTAAATCAATTACTGTTGACGCTCTAAAAAGAAAAAAGCTAACTTCTTGATAAATATTTTCAATAATGTTCTTAAATTGATTTTTTTCTAAATTGTCATTTAATTTATCCCATGCGCTATTAAACTTCATATCCACAGGCTGCTTGAAGATATGTTCATAGGAATATATTTTAAAGCTCATTTATTTTGTCCTCTATCTACCTTAGACCAGTCTGGCTCAAGGTTGAGATACTTACTCAGTTTTTCTACAGCTTCAATCCTTTGTGGAGCTAAATCATGCCAAAGTTTATCGCTTATTGTATCATGATTATCAGAAAGCATTCTATCTGCTGTTTTGTCGCGCTTTCTATCACCATATATCCAATGATTATGCTGTATATGAATATCTTTTATCCATTTTATCCGGCCAAAAGCATTAAATGTCTGATACATCCATTGGTCAGACCAATTAATAAGAAAATCTTCTTTTGTAAAATAGCCTAAAACTTCATAGTATTTTCTATGTACAAAAGCATTAACACAAATTTCATCCCATTGCCTGTGGCCATCATAGCAATGGACAAGTTTAATATTATCTTTTGGACAGTTATCTTTATTAAACTCTTCTAATATTTTTTTATCCCAATCTGGTGTCATAAAAATCATATCATCGCCTACATAGCCAAATATTTCACTAGATGTATTATCTGCTAAAATATTCCAAATTCGATTGATACCGATAAATTTTCCATTATTTTTTATTCTTACAATTCTTACACACGGAATAGCATTTGCAATTTTTTCTACTATATTTTGCGTAGGATCATCTTCATCGATTCCAAACACAATTTCTACATTATTAATATCATTTACTGTTGTAATAATAGAGCTAATTAGTGTTAATTTTAAATTTAATCTTTCTCTACTTGGTATTAATAAGCTTATTTTCATTTTGGTTTAATTGATTTTAAAAATTTTATAACATCTTCTTTTGATGTATCCGGGACACATCCTTGCCAAGCTGGTAGGTACCCGTGTTTTTCTTTAAATTTTTTAGCCCCGTCTTCAAAATTTTTTCTCCAATCATTTCTCGGCCTTATTGCACTGCTTTTTTCTGAACATTCAATTTCATCTAAATATTCCATACTATTTGCTAAATCAGGCCAATTCCAATATGGTGTAGTAAGCCCGGCTTTATAAATTCTGTAATCATGCTCTACGTGATCAAATGCATTTAAGAATTGTTCATCAATTAACCCTACCTTTTCTAAAACTTCTCGAGTATAATAGCAAAACGCACCAACACTAGCAGAATTAATAGCTATCTTTACCTTACCATAATCTACTATATACCTTGGTGCTGGTGTACCTCCAGAAATATTATTCTTATTTGCAGGACCGTGATATCCAAAATTAAAATGCTGTATACCGGTAATATTACGAGCTTCAATATATTTTTCGAAAACCTTATCGTTCTTTATTATTATATCATCCTCTATAATAAAAATATGGTCACACTTTTGTGACAATAAATAATTAAAAGCTTTATTCTTTGTTTTACCGACACCAAGATTTGTTTTATTATGAATATATTCAAACTCACGAATTTTTTTAAGTTTGTCAATATCCTCAAAGTCTGCACCATCGTTAACAACTACTAAAATAACGTTATTAGGTATTGATTTAAAGCATTTAAGAAAGAATTTAGGCCGATTGCAAGTAACTATTCCTACTCCAATCTTTTGCATATCTAGTTATATTAACATAAATAATCCAAATGGCAATTAACTCATCTAATAGCAATCTTATTAGCATACTGGATTTACCGCAAACACAAGAGCTAGTTGACGGAGATCTAGTTGTTGTACAAACAGAAAACGGCTTTCAAGCTATTGATTTTGCAAATTTTAATGCTGTAAAAACGGATGCTGCCGGTAACGCTACTGTAAAGGGCAATCTCTCAGGTACTAAGAGCTATTTTAGTAATATTGTTGCAACTGAATCAGTTGCTAGTTTAAATTACTCTTCAAATAATGTAAAAGGTACTTTTGCTCCAAATGGTTATTATAATAATTTTACTATAAATGGAGGGTTAGTTACAAGCGCTGCTTATGTTTTAGGTTCACCAGAATATACAGATATAACTACGCGTGTTCTTCCTAATTTAACCTCGTATCAAAATACAATATATAAGGTTGTCATTGATGAATCGAGCTTTGATCCTGGTCAAGGGCCTGTTACAATTATTGCAGGTACAGTTTCACAAACTTACTACTTAGCTGGTTTTTATGGTAGATACCCCGGGGTATCACCGGGATCAATTCAACCTCAGCATTTTTATCTAACCCCCACAGCTACAGTTTCAGCTTGCCCCTTTATAAGTAGCGTATTAACAGAAAACGGCGGTGTAACATTTACGGTTAGCGTTGGATATCCTGTTTTAAATAATCTTCCGATTTATTGGAGATTGCTGTATACGTACGTACCAACTTCGTAAAATGATTTCTCAGATTAATACAGTCAAAGAGGGCGAACTTCTGCTCGTACAAGCCGGAAAAATAACTAGGACAATAGATTTTGCAAATATTAATCTTCTTAAAACTGATGAAAATTATAACGCAACATCATTTAACGATTTGTCAGGAAGCAAAGCCTATTTCACAGTTCTTAGCGCAACAGATACTATAACAAGTCTAGTGTTTTCAAGTAGTGGTATCCAGGGAGTCTCTCCTTCTTTAAAATACCCTAACAGATTTACAATTACTAGTGGGTTGGTAACCAGCGCAGTAAGTGCTATAGGAACTATCGAATATAAGACGTTGACTGGTACAATAATACCAACATTAACTTCCTATCAAAATAGTTTTTATAAATTTATAGTAGATGAGTCAAATACCAGCCCGCAACAAGACGTAGTAACTATTAAGCAATTTCAGACTAATCAATACTATGCAGTGTCAGGATTCTTTCAGAGAAACCCAAGAGTTGATATATCAGAATTAAGACCCTTTCACTTTAAGTTGATGCCCGTAGGCAATGCTTTAAGCGCTCAGCCGTTTGTTAACAATCTAGGCGTTGATCATCGCGGTAATCTTAGATTTTTTGCTAATGCAGGTTACCCTGTACAATACGATACTCCTTTAAATTGGCGAATTTTTTATACTGAAAAAATAACTTAAGTATGGAATAGCAAAGCTTTGCTTATTTTAGCAAAAGCTTTTCTAGGATGCATTCCTTCACCAACGAGCCTTTTATATTCATCTCTAAATGCAGAGACAAACTTTTCTGATAGTCTGAAATTTTTTGGGTAAAACTCGCGTTTTACTGTTTTAATATATTTGTAATCTTCGAGTAGTTTTTCATACTCTTCATTAAACTTTGCCATATAATATATTTATCGGCCAGTAATGATTTTATTTGTAATAGCTGCTTCGTATTTTTCGTCGCTCTGTATTTTCTTTTGTATATTAAGGAGTTGCTCCATTTTTGCAATATTACTTGGATCTAGTACACTTTGTTCATTATCATGTAAACTGCCTTGATCGTTAATATAAAGCTTTACCATTTCTATACGTTGTTCAGGTGTTCCAAAAATTTCAATCATAGGAGGCCTATCTTCAGAGTTTAAGAACGGGCAGCTACCTTTTGCCATTAAATTATAGCTAATTGCTTTAAAAATATTATCAATCTCATTTATAAATTCTTTATCAATCTCCCTTGTTTCCTTTATTTCAATTTTTACAGGAGCAGCTTTAGTAATAGGTATAAAGAAAATAATATCAATTGCGCGCATACTCTCTTGTACTAACGGAATACATTTTTTAATAAACTCGCTATCAATATCAGATGAGCTTTTTGATTCAGCCCATAAAGAATATACTAAATTGTCTAGCGGGCATCTATCAAAAAGAATTTTATCACCTTTGGATGTCTTTTGAATATCATCAATAAGACAATTTAATATTTTCCATTGACCGTCTTTGTCAACTTGTTTATTAATTTTTATTTTTTCTTTTTTAAGAAGCTCTCTGTATGATTCATTTGATTTATTATATGCAGGCCAATTTTTTAAAAAATCATTTATAAAGGTTGTTTTACCTTGGCATGCTGTACCAGATATAGCAATTCTCATATTATACTTTAAGAGCTTTATCCCAAATAACAAGCTGCAGCCGGGGACTAAATTTTAACTTATGCCTTTTGCAAAGCTCAGCTACTATGGCTGATTTTTCTGTATGTTCTGTCCTACTGCCACAGCAAGGCATAAGCCATATTCTATTTAACGGGACATTAATATCACGATTAAAAATATATTCAGAAAAAACTTCATCTAGATCCTTCTCATCATTTATAACAAACTTAAATCCTGAACCATTTTCTACATGCCACCTCAAAACAGCAGGTTTATATCTTTTTTCTCTTGGATCGCCATTGTTTGTTAATTTAGGAGATGTAGTGAAAGTTGCTTTAAATTCATCTCTCCATCTACTATCAGGAAGAATTGTTGCGTTTGTCTCAAAGTCTATCCGAGGTAAAAATTGAAATCTCTGTACAAAAGAACTCACTAAATCTAAAAGTTTATTTTGTTGTATTAATGGCTCGCCACCAGTAATCTTCCAAATCGCACCATCTTTAAGATAGCAGTTGTAACTATTTTGTGCCATATATTCAAATATCTCATCAAATGTCATCTTATTTTTTACTGACCAGCTAATAAAACTATCACATCCGTGAGGTGAGTCTGCGGAAGCAAATCCCTTACATGTAAGATTACACATAGATAGTCTCATAAAAACAGAAGGTACACCAACATATTCACCTTCACCTTCAAGCGTATAAAATAGTTTATCGTCGCTTAAGAAAATAGTCTGATCCATATTTTGTTATTATAATTATAAATTTATATAAATCAAGAATTTTATCTACCTAATTCTTTTAGATAATCGTCTAAACATTCTTTCCAACCACGCATTTTATTAACACCGAGCGTATTGAGTTTAAAATTTATTAGTGCTTCTGAATATGGTCTAGTAGCAAAATAATCTTTACTAAAATAGTCTGAACTAACTTCTTTTACTATAATATTTTTATCTATCTTACTACAAAGGTATTTTGCAACATCATATCTATTACATTCTCCGCTACAAACCATGTTGTAAAGGCCGGGCAATAGTCCTTCACGTACATGAGTTAGCATATTTTTTGCAAAATCATTTGTATATGTAGGTGTACCAAATTTATCGTTAACTGCATATATTTCTTTTTGACCCGCATCAATTTGTTTCAAAATTTTACTAATAAATTTTTTATCTTTTTTTCCTCCTCCCATCATCCACCCTGCTCTAAAAACATAGGAATTTTTATACCTTAATACAGCCTTTTCACCTTCAAATTTGCTCTTACCATAAACGCTAAGCGGTACCGGGGTATCATATTCTGTATAAGTAGGTTGGTTACCATCAAATATACCAGCAGTTGATACTTGAATAAAGGGTTTGTTAAGCCCAGAAGCTATAAAAGTAAGAATTTCAGGTCCAAGCGCATTAGTTTGATAAGCTAAATCAATATTTTTTTCACAAAATTCTAAATCAGTTTCTGCTGCTAAATTTACTATTACATCGGGGTCAAACGTTTCAATACTTTTTTTGCAAAAGCTAAAATCTGTAATATTACCATTTTTTAGCCAACCCTCATTGGGTGTTTTATCGTAAGCATTTATATCGCATGTAGTATTGAAAGTATTATAAAATGCTTTACCGAGCATTCCTCCGCATCCAATAACCCAAATTTTAAATTTTCTCGACATTTAATTATTATAGATGATTTTTGTAAAAGTCAATTGTTTCGACTAATCCCTCATTAAATTTAATTTTTCGACTCCAATTAAAAGTTGTCTTTATTTTATCGCTATTAATATGATATTTGAAATCGTGGCCTTTTCTATCTTCAACAAATTGTATTAAATTTTCACTTTTATTTAAAATACAAAGTACTCTATAAACAAGAGATAAATTACTCAAAGTATGGTTAGAACCAATATTATATATTTCGCCCGCAATACCATTTTGTACAATTTCTAGAATTGCTTCACAATGATCCTTTACATGTATCCACTCTCTAATATTATCACCTTTGCCATAAACAGGGAAGGGTTGATCGTTTAACGCGTTTAAAATAATTTTAGGTAAAAATTTTTCCTTGTTTTGTCTTGGTCCGTAGTTGTTGCAGCATCTTGTAATACACGTGTGTAATTTGTAGGTTTTAAAATAGCTATTAACAATTAAATCTGATGATGCTTTTGTTGATGAATAAACAGAACTTGGATTTAATATATCAGTTTCCTTAAAACTAGGTCTTTCACTTTCATTTGCTTCTATAGCACCATAAACTTCATCTGTGCTTA